AACAGCGATTGAAGAAGAACCTACTGAAGAAACAATGACAATGAAAGAAGAAGAAGAACCTACACCAATCGCAAGTTCAAATAACACTACAACTATGGAAGAAGAACCACAGGGTGAGTCTACAACAGTCGCAAAAGAAGAAGAACCAGAACCAGAGGAAACACCTACAGAAACAGAAGAAACTATGGAAACATCAGAAGTGTCTGAAGAAGAATCAAGTACTGTAGTCGCAAAAGAAGAATCAAGTGAAAAAGAATCTACATCAGAGGAAACAGAGGAAGAAACAGTTGAAGAAGAAGGAACTGAAGAAACAACCGCTAAAACTGAAGATTCAGATACCACAGTCGAAGATGAGGATAGTGGAACAAAAACTATAAAAGTAGACGCCTCTAAAATTGAAGAGAAAATTAAAGAAGTTACAAAAGATGTTGGAAAACAATTACAAGCGACAAATGTTATTCTTTCACAAATTATGGTTAACTCTCAAGTTGATATATCAAAACAGTATGGTAGTGTGAATAAACAAATGTTTGATACAAGAGAGATTTACAAAAACAAACAAGAGTTTTATAAAGAAGATAATGAAATGTTAAATCAATATGCGTTTAGTATATATGAAAACCAACAAGAAAGAATGATACAAATTAATGGTGATGACCCAGTATTGAAATTTCAGACTGACTTAAATAACGCCATAAATACAAGAAAGAAACTCGAACAAGAATTGTGGATATTAAGAAATTCACAGAGTAGGAGATAATAATGGATAATATTATAGAGATGTTTAAAAAATACGCTATGGTTATAGGACTAGTAACTACACTTGGTGGTGGTTTTTACGCATATGGTGTATTTGAAAACAGAATCGCACAGTTAGAAAAAAGTTCAGGCAGTGACGCAGTTGAAAAACTTGAAGCCAGAGTGGCGGAATTAGAAGGACAGAATAAAGTGTTGAATAAAACCATTGAGGTTATCAACGCACAAATGACCGAACTTAAACTTGTTGTAAATAATCCTTTAGGTGGTTAATCTTATAAAATAGTGTAAAATGCGCCATTTTTCGTGCGTCTAAACACTTTTTTAACATAAATACTATTACTATAGCAAAAACCTTGACAAATCCTTACAATGTGTTATCATATTATAGTAAGGTAAAGGAGAAGACTATGAGTATACATCTTGAGGTAGAAGAACTTATAGAGGGATATCTACATACACACGAGATTGACGCAGAATGGGACTATGAGGAACAAGAACTGATTATCCCAGATGATACTGATAATACCGAGAAACACGCACAAACAATCGCAGATATGTTAGAAAAATCTGAACTTGTGCCAGGCGGTAAATCTTATTATGCGGCAGGAACTGATTCTGAGAAACAACCTGTTTATAAAATAGGTATGTTCAAACTTGATTCTTAATGAAACCCTTAGTAATAATGTTGACATTTTTTATGTTAGGTGGTTTACCATCAAAGATAAGAATACCTTTGCCGTGGGATAATCCCTATTTACACAAAACACCTAGTGATAATATATGGGTACAAATGAAGGAGAAAACGAATGGACAGACAGACCATCAAGAAAATGGATGCAACTGCGGTCGAAAAGATACTCCTTGAAATTTTAGATAAGATTTCCGCTAGAAAATATCAAAGAGGAGAAAAGGCAGCAATGGATGATAAAAACTTGCTGGCCTGTTTTACAGATTTACTCGACCAGTCTAATATACTGGAAGAGTATGTGAGAAGTAATTTTGAGAAAGACAAACACATTATTGGAATACTAATTGGATACAAAAGACCTTTTGAAGATGGTATATTATCTGATATTAAAAAATTGAAAAATTTAAAAAAATTAAATATCGATACCACTCAAGAAGAAGAACACATCGAGCGAAATTTTCATACTATACTAGACAGTTTTCAAAAATTAAATATGTACATTTATAATAAGTACAAAGATGACAGTGAAATGAGGGCAGCATTAACAAATATATTAATGCGTATAGAAGATTTATCCGAACATTATTATTGGGTAAGGATAAAGGAAAGACAAAAACAAGATTTGGAAAGAGAAGAAGAAGATTTCGATAGACACTAAACGCCCGGTAAACACTGGCGAAAATAGGCTATTGACATTCTTTTCAAATAGTGTAATATATTATATATGAAAAATAATAAAATGCAACCAGACGCATTTACAATCTTCGTGAGAAACGGGAATGTAGATGGTGCTCTAAGAATACTAAAGAAAAAAATACAAAAGGATGGAATTCTTTTTGAACTAAGAAAGAAAGAATTCTATACTAAACCAAGTGAACAGCGAAGACAAAAGAAAGCCGCTGCCATTGCGAGAAATCGTAAAAAACAAAACAAAAGAGTTATTTCAAAAGGTGCAAAGAAGTAAAACTTGACAATAGTTGAGTTTTATGTTATATTTTAGATATGATTTTAGTTGATATGAATCAAGTGAGTTTATCTTCACTAATGATACAAATTGGAAATAGTAAAGATAAAGAAGTAAGTATAGATTTAGTAAGACATATTATACTTAATTCACTTCGTTCATATCGTACAAAGTTTTCTGAAGAAAATGGAGAACTTGTACTTTGTTATGATAGTAGAAACTACTGGAGAAAAAAGTTTTTTCCTCAATACAAACAACATAGGAAAAAGAGTAGAGAATCAAGTGGTTTCGATTGGAACAGTATTTTCAACGCATTAAATCAAATCAAAGAAGAATTGATAGAGAATTTTCCTTATAAAGTGTTAGAAGTAACTGGCGCAGAGGCAGATGATATTATCGCAACACTTTGTGAGAAGTTTAATGATTCAGAGAATATTATGATTGTATCGGGAGATAAAGACTTCATTCAATTACAAAAATATAAAAAAGTAAAACAATGGAGCCCATCTACAAAGAAGTTTTTAAATGGTATTGACCCCGCTCTTTATCTAAAAGAACATATATTAAAGGGTGATAGGGGAGATGGTATTCCAAATGTATTATCTAAAGATGATACTTTTGAGAATGGATTTAGACAAAAACCATTGACTAAGAAAAAACTTCAAACATGGTTAGAACATGACTTTTTAGATGTGGCGCCTAATGAAGAAGTAAAAAGAAATTATCAGAGAAATGAAACTTTAGTTGACTTTTCTAAAATACCTGTTATAATTAAAGAAGATATTATGAACAAATGGAATAATACTACACCAAAAGGTGATAGAACAAACCTTATAAATTATTTTATAAATAATAAATTAAAGGAACTTGTTGATAATTTAGGAGATTTTTAAAAATGGTAGAAAATACATATACCCCAATGTTTCATGAAATATTAGACATGGTACATAAGGTAAAAACAAAATCAGATAAGGTTCGTGTACTATCACAATACAATAGTGATGGATTAAGATGGGTACTTCGTTCGGGTCTTGACCCAGCGGTTAAATGGTTATTACCACAAGGTAAACCACCATTTATTGCAAATGACGCCCCAGATGGAACAGAACACACAAGATTAGCGAGAGAATATAGAACTCTTGACAATTATATTTCAGTTAATGGTGTACCTGCGAAACCAGACTTAAATCAGAATCGTAGGGAAACATTATTCATTCAATTACTTGAGGGATTAAGTGTTGGAGAAGCGGAACTAATAATTGCTTGTAAGGATAGAAATCTTGCGAAGATTTACAAAGGTATGTCAGCCAATGTCGCCAAAGAGGCGTTCAGATGGGATGACAACTTTATGTTAATAAAATAATTAAACTAGGCTGAATGTTTAAGCGACAAAACATTAGTTTAGTATAAAACAAAATATATTGAAGTCGCAGGAGATTACATTATGGGAAGAAAAGCTATTACAAGAACACAAAAATTCTTGAATGCACTTCTAAGAGGAGAGTCTATTTCTTGGACAGCTGTTCAAAAAACTTATGGATTCAAATCACCTAGAACTGTCGTAGATGGTTTTAGAAAAAGAGGGTTTTGTGTTTACGCAAACAAAAAAGCAGATGGAACTTATTATAGAATAGGTACTCCAAGTGCTGACATTGTAAAAGCAGGACTCGCTTCAGTTTACGCATTATAAACTGACACTATCGATAGTGGGGGTCTACAGTACCCCCTCTAAACTTTTATATTTAAGAGGTTATATTATGAAAAGACAAATACAAAGTTCAAAAGAAGAATATTTAAAAAAATACGACCAGAATATGAAGAGTGGACAACCAGTACTTAAAAGAGGAATGTTTTATTATATGTTGATGGGACTAATTTTATTAACATTGATGGTGATGTCAACATGAAAACATTAGAACATTTATCATTTCAACAAATCTGGGATTTTGTAAATTCATTTCAAGTCCTAAGAGAAAACAGAAATATGAACAAATGGGAAACTGCTCTATCAATGTATCATCATGCACATTTTACTGCAAACAGAAATGTTGAACTAAAAGATGAAACTTACTTACAACAACTTACTGAACTTGTTTATGAAAACATGGTTCACCTACAACCAAACTCATAATAAATAATCATATGATTAGAATCACTGGTTGCGCAAATCATATTAGAGAAAAAATTAGACTTGCCAGTGAATGGTATCTAAATCATTTACTTCAAAAAAGAACTAGAGAAAAACTAAAAATTTACATTCACATTAAAAGAGGACTTGCGAAAACAGAAAAGGTTGACGCAGAATGTATTTGGAATGAAGATATAGAAGTCCAACGACCTAAAAACTTCATAATTCACATTGATGATAAACTTACACTCAGACAAAAACTACTGGCACTTGCACACGAAATGGTACACTTAAAACAATGGGCGACTGGTGAAATGTACGAGTATGTAAGAAAACCTCATTTATATAGATGGAGAGGTAATACAATAGACACAAGAAAGAAACATTATTATGAGTTGCCGTGGGAAGTCGAGTCACATGGTAGGGAACTGGGAATGTTTATTAGAATGTGTGAACATTATAAGTGGGGTAAAGAGGAATGGACACAAGAAAAAGATATCAACAGTCTTATTAAAGTACTCAAAAAATATGAGAAAAAGTTTGATGAGAATGGTAATATCATTCAAAGACCCCTTGACAAATAGTATACAATGAGTTATACTATTTAAGAATTATGAATATATTTTATTTACATGAAAACCCAAAGATTTGTGCTGAGATGCATTTAGATAAACACGCTTCGAAGATGTGTATTGAGTATGCTCAGTTATTAAGTACCGCACATAGAGTACTTGATGGTACTGAATATTATGGTAAAACTAAAACTGGTAGAAAGGCGAAAAGATACAAACTATCTAATAAAATTTTTGATGATACTTTATATCTCGCAAGTCATATCAATCATCCTTGTGGTCAATGGGTAAGAGAATCTAAAAGAAACTATAATTGGTTATATACAATGTGGATTCATTTAGGCGATGAATTTAAGAAAAGATATAGTGGTAAAGAACATTCAAGTCTAACACAATTAAAATCTTTTCTAAGATTTACACCCAAGAATATGTCAGATGGTATATTTACTGAACCACCACAAGCGATGCCAGAAGATGTAAAGGTAAATGGTAATAGTATTCAGGCGTATAGAAATTATTATATATATTACAAAAGAGGTTTTGCGACATGGAACAAAACTCAAATACCACAATGGTATAAGGAAGCGATGTAATGCCAACATATTTATTTTTAGATGATAACACAGGTGAAGTAACCGAAGAGTTCATGATGATTTCAGAAATGGAAAAATACTTGAAGGATAATAAACACATCAGTTTAATGCCAGCGGCGCCAGCGATTGTTGGTGGAGTTGGAGAAACTGATAGTAAAATTGATACTGGTATGAAAGAAGTTTTTCAAAAGATTGCAGAGAAACATCCAACCTCACCACTTGCCGACAGATATGGTAATAATGAAAAAGTTTCAAGAAAGAAATCAAGAGAAATAGTTAATAAACATAGGAAAAACAAAATATAAATAATAATGATACTAGTTAGATACTTCAGCACCATCTGGAAATATACCATATAAAAGGATGTGCAAGCTGATGAAGTCACTCAACTAATGTATCAAAAGGGGTTCTTTCGAGAACCCTTTTCACTATAGGATAGATTATGGCAACTAAAAAGAACAAAGAAATAACTGAAGAACATCTAATCAAAATCAAACCAATTACAGATAATCAAAAGATTGCTGTGAAGGCGTATAAAGAGGGTAAAAATCTTTTTCAATATGGTGCGGCTGGAACTGGTAAAACTTTTTTGTCATTGTATCTCGCATTACAAGATGTGTTAGATATGAAAACACCATACCATAGAGTTTGTATTGTTCGTTCATTAATACCAACTCGTGATATAGGATTCCTGCCGGGCGACCACGATGATAAAAGCGCATTATATCAAGTCATATATCAGAACATGGTTCAGTTTATGTTTAAAATGCCAAATGAACTGGCGTTTAGTATGTTGTATCAGAACCTACAACAA